TTCATTAATATCTGTCATTACTACAACACAGTATTTTACCCCATTTTTCATTGGCAAAGAAGCATGCTCATAGATGTAATTAGATGGACAAAGTAAAATATCTCCTACTTTTGGAGTGTGAGTATAATTATTAAATCTAGGGAATCTAATTTCTCCACCTTCGTAATCATCATTAATATATATTACGGCAGAAACTGTACAATTATATGCTGGTCCGTGGTCAGCGTGAATATTAAAATGCTTTCCCTCTCCCTCATATTTTACAAAATTAAATGCCTCATAATAAATTACATTAATTCCCCAATATCTTGCATAATCATCAACACAAAATTTTAATTTTTGATATATTTCTTCATGTAAATCTATAAGTTCGGCATTATGCTGATCTCTTGGACCTAAATTTTCTTGTTTATATTTAAAATCAACACAATCTCTTGCTTTTTTAATTGGTTTTTCTGAGTTTGTAACTGTTGCATCTGACCATTTATATTTACCGCCATTACTTAAATTAGACTCAAGTGTTTTTATATATCTTTCAGAATCTTCTTTTGAAAATACATTTTTATATAAATTTATACCTAGTTGTGGATTTTCAACTATAATATTATCTCCTATAGTTTTTGTTGAATATCTATTTGTTGATGTTTCTGATCTGTCTTTAGTGAACCATGGTATTTGGTTTTCATCTTCATATATCATATAAAATTTCCTATTCCCTTTTATTATATTGTATCACAAATCAATGTTAGTAAATATAGTAAGGAATATTTATTTTATTTAATTATTCCTTACTATATTTTTATTTATATATTATTGATATCTAAATCCAGCAAAGGCTGGGAAGAATGGTGGGAAGAACGGGAAGAATGGTGGGAAGAACGGGAAGAACGGTGGGAAGAACGGGAAGAACGGTGGGAAGAACGGGAAGAACGGGAAGAATGGTGGGAAAAATGGGAAAAATGGCGGGAAGAATGGGAAGAATGGTGGGAAAAATGGAAAGAATGGTGGAAAGAATGGTGGAAAGAATGGAGGGGTAGTTACACTGCTTGATGCATTTGAGGTTCCTGAGTTACCATTATCGTTAGTTGCATAAACTGTATAAGTTTGTGAAGTATTTGCTTCTTGAGTAACATTAACACTTGTTGTTCCTGAACCTACTGTAGCGCCTTTTCCATCAGAAGATGCCCAAGTATATCCAGTAATTGCTTTACCACCATTTGCAGGGGCAGTCCAAGAAACATTATCATTCAATGCTGAAGTTGTTACGCTTGGTGCAGAGGGTGTTGCTGGTACTGTAGTTGCTGTAATAGAGTTAGAGGCAGATGAATCAAGTGATGAACCTGATAGGTTATTTCCTTTAACAGTAAATGTATAGGATGTATTAGATTGTAATCCTTCAACGGTTATTGGAGATGATGATCCAGTTGCTGTGAAGCCACCTGGTGATGATGTAACTGTAAAAGATGTTGCAGGTGCTCCTGCTCCTTCGGTAAAGGTTACAGTGGCAGCACCATTGTTGAATGCACGAGATGTTCCCACATCAGTTGCTGTTCCAATTGTTGGGATGCCAGGAGCACCCTTCGCAGAGGAACTAATGGTACCCAGAATATCTGTTGCCATTAACCTACCCTTTCTATTCTTTAGTTAAATTAACTAATATCTCCTACAACGTACCAAACATCTGAACCTTCATATACGCATGTTGCTGATGAGTAACGTGCTCTTAGTTTAGGAGCAGTTGCAGTAGCACCAGTGGAGTTAATTGTTACTCCAGAGCCTTGTGCAAAAGTAACTTGGCCTGTACCTTTTTGAAGAACAGTTATCTGTGATCCAATTGCGTAAGCAACGTCACCTGATGGTGGAATAGTAACTGTAATTGCTGAAGAATTAGAGGCTGTTACAACTTTTCCAGCATCACCCAAAACAAGTGTGTATGTTGTTCCAGTTTGAGCATTAAGTCCTAAATTAATTTTAGGTGCTGTTAAAGTTTTGTTTGTAAGAGTTTGTGCTGTTGAAAGATCTGCAGTAATACTAGTATTAATACTAAATGCTGTATCAGTTAATGTTAATCCATTACCCGCAGTAAATGTTCCAGCACCTGAGAATTGGCTAAACTCAATTGGATCTGTACCTATTGTTCCAACAGTGTTTATCTGTACGAAGCCTTTGTTATCATTTGCTGTTCCTCCAGTTACGAATACGAAGTCTCCTCCGTCAATTTCAGCAGGGGAGTCAAAGTCTGCTGCTCTAGATGGTGCTCCTGATGCTGCTACTACGTAAATACCGTTTTGAGATGCAGTTGATTGATTCTTAACAAGAATTCTGTTACCAGTTGCAAGAGTTACTCCGTCAAGAGTGTCTCCGTTTTCAACATCTGTAGCAAGAGTAATGTTAGCAGTTGTTGCAGCGACTACTGAAGCATGGATGTGAAGTCCTTCTCCAAGAGCATCTACATAGGCTTTTGTTGCTGCATCTGCTGCATCGGTTGGTGTTCCAAGACCAGTAATCTTGTTTGTACCCATTGCAATAGCACCAGTCATGGTTCCACCAGCAAGGGCTAACTTAGCATCTAGTTGTGCTTGAATGTCTGAAGTTACAGCACTAAGGTATCCAATTTCTGTATCTGATACACCAGAAATTTTATCTTGCTTATTTCCTAAATCTGTTGTTAATCCAGAAATCTTAGATTGTGCAATTGCTGCTGATGCATTAACATCTGCATCTAGGATAGTTCCATCTAAAATCATTGTGCTAGTTACAGTACCTGTGTCACCAGTTGTAATAACAGAACCACTTATGTCAGGAAATGTAATTGTCCTGTCAGCAGTTGGATCAGTAAAAGTTACTGTAGTTTCAAAATCATTTGGTGTAGAACCTTCAAGAACAATGCTTCCATCTGTAATGATTAAGTTGCTTACATGTGGGCTTGTTAATGTTTTATTTGTAAGGGTCTGTGTAGCAGTATCAACAACAAGTGTTCCTGCTGCATCAGGGAATGAAATAGTTATGTCAGAGGTTGGATCTCCTGCAGCAAGAGTTAGTTCATGATCGTTTGCTGTAGTACCTTCAAAAACAACTGATGTAGTAAGTACTCCAACAGCAGTGATATCTGAAAGGTTTCCAGTTGTGATTACTGTACCGCTAACGTCTGGAAGAGTAATGGTACGATCTGCAGTTGGGTCTTGTGCTTGAACAGTAGTTTCAAATTCATTTGGTGTTGCACCCTCAAGTATAATTTGACCAGAGAATATTCCAGTATTAGTAATATCAGACATATTTCCAGTTGTAATTACTGTACCACTAGCGTCTGGGAAAGTGATTACACGATCTTGGGTTGGATCCCCTGCAGAAAGTGTTAACTCAAAATCATTTGGAGTTGTTCCTTCCATTGTAATAGTTGAACTAAATACTCCAATATTTGTAATGTCTGAAAGGTTTCCAGTTGTAATTACTGTACCAGTTACGTCAGGAATTGTAATGGTTCTATCAGCAGTTGGATCAGTAAATTGAACAGTAGTTTCAAAATCGTTTGCAGTTGTACCCTCTACAACAATTGAGCCATCTGAAATTTTAAGTCCTGCAACTGTTGGATCTTGTAAAGTTTTATTTGAAAGTGTTTCATATGTATCACGAAGAACAAGTTGTCCGCTTGCATTTGGAATTGTAATTGTGCGATCTTCGGTTGGGTCTTCTACTGATAAAGTAGTTTCATAAGAGTCAGCGGTAGCGCCTTCAAAAGTAATACTTGTACCAAAAGCAGGATTTGCAGTTGAATTGCCATCAATAAAATAATCTAAATCTGCCCAGTGGTTTGTTCCATCACCAATTTTAAATTTATTGGTATCTGATTCCCATCCCATCTCACCAGCATTTAATACTGGATTTGCAGATGTCCATTGTGAAGCGGTTCCCCTACGCTGTTGCATTCTGGTTGCCATTTATACTCCTTTGGTATGTATATATTATAACAGATAATTAATTAAAATTATCAATAGCCGTTCCACCATCATATGTTGCTTCAAATGATGATGTATTATATAGTCCACCACTAACAAGAACACCTGGTTCGTTGTATGCTCCACCACTAATAAAAGTACTTACGATTAATCCATTACCATCAATTGCTGTATCATGAATGTGGTCTTGTAATTCTGCTGCATCCTCAAGTGTTGCAATTGCAACCCATTCAGAACTATAATAAACATGTACACGTTCTGTTAATGTATCAAACCACAAATCTCCATTTTCTGGAGATGCTGGTGGCGTAGCACCAACTGGAAGTTGTGGAGATCCTACTGCAGTATCTACATATAACTTTGTTGCTGCATGTGAATTTTGAGTAGGAGTGGCAACTGTGACTGTTGATCCAAAGATTCCGCCTTCGGCTACGTTAATGCCGTGCTTTACTCTGAAGTCTTTATTTACTGTTGCCACTTCCAACCTCTATTCTTTAATTATGCCTCAATATAGATTTTGTGTACTTTAACAGCAGTATCTGCAGTTGTACCAGTAACCTGTAGAAGAACATTTCCTCCGCTGTATACAGCATTGGTTGTTCCAAGAACAGCGTTGCTAATTACATCTGCATACTCTGTTAAGTAAACATTGTTTGATCCGTCAACTGTAACAAGAACTTCAATTACTTCAATATCTGATCCCTTTTTCATTTGGACGATATATTTAGCGCTTGAGTATGTTGATACTGACCATGAGTCAATTGTTGTTGCTGAATCAGAAGCGGTAGCAAGAGCAGAACCCATAAGAGCATCTGCAAGTGTTACGGATCCAACAGTTACTCCACCAAATGTTGGTGTTGCTGATGTATTAATGCTCTGTGGTAGAGACAATGTAACTGATCCAGTTGAAACATCTGCAGTTACCTGGTTTGATGTTCCAGTGATAGATAGTACACCAGAGTTAGAGATTGCACCAGTTGTATCATTGTATGATAAACCAGTTCCAACTGCATTACCTACTGCATCCTGTGCTCTTTCATCTGTAAACCAAAGATTGGTTGGTGATGCATCTTCCGCAATATCATCAGTTACAAGTGTACGAGTTCCACCAAGTGAGGTAGATGTTCCGTTAATTGTAATTGCTGAATTTGACAGCGATCCATTTGCAATATTTGAAAGTGTATTAGTTCCGCCATCAATTGTTTTATTTATTAATGTTTGAGCGGTAGAAAGATCTGCAGTAATTGTTGTATTGATACTAAATGAATTACCAGTTAGTGTTAAACCATTACCTGCTAGATATGTACCAGCACCAGAGAACTGAGTAAATACAATTGCATCTGTTCCAATTATTGCTGGCTTGTTTGTTTGTACCCATCCAGTGCTAGCGTTTGCTGTTCCTGCATATACGAATATGAAGTCACCAGAGTCAACTTCAGTAGCAGTATCAAAATCAGTTGCACGAGTTGGCTGACCTGAATCCTGAACCACATAAATACCGTTTTCAGATGTTGTTGTCTGGTTTTTAACAAGAACACGGTCTCCTGTTGCAAGTGTTACTCCATCAAGAATGTCTCCATTTTCAAGAGCATTTGCAAGGTTAACGTTTGCTGTTGTTGCTGCACGAGCAGCCTCATGAATATGTAGACCTTCTGTTACTGAGTCTACGTAAGCCTTTGTAGCAGCATCTGTTGAATCTGTTGGTGTTCCAAGACTTGTAATCTTGTATGTTGCCATACTAACATTACCAGTTGGTGCTCCAACAGCATTTAATGCAAATTCTGCAGGGTCTACAGAAATTGCTCCTGTTGTATCGTCATAGTCAAGACCATTACCTACAGAGTTACCAATAGCATCTTGTGCTCTTTCATCTGTAAAGTACTTGTTTGTTGAACCTTCTGCAATATCATCAGATCCAAGAGTACGTGAACCGCCAAGGGATGTTGATGTACCATTAATAGTAATTGCAGAGTTTGAAAGTTTTTCATTTGCAATTGATCCTGCAAGCATTGTATTTGTTACAGAACCTGTATCGCCACTTGTTACAACAGTACCAGTTACGCTAGGAATTGTAATTGTATGATCTGCTGTTGGGTCTGTAAATTGTACAGTAGTTTCAAATTCGTTTGCTGTTGAACCTTCTACAACAAAAGATCCATCAGAAAGTGTTAATCCTGATACTACTGGACCTGTAAGTGTTTTGTTTGTAAGTGTCTGAACTCCAGATTCAGTTACATATCCTGAAAGTGATGGAATATCAGATGTTAGCGCTACTGTACCAGTGCTTGTTGGCAATGTTAAGGTAGCAGCACCATTAGTAATAGATGATATTACTGGTGTTGTAAGAGTCTTGTTTGTAAGTGTTTCAGCACCAGCAATTGTTGCAAAGTCTGCATCAGTAAGTGCTGAGTTAAACTCAGAAATTGTACCTGTTACTGTGTTTGAACCAAGTGCAATTGATTTGTTAGAAAATGTATTTGTTGATGATGCTGAAACTGTAATATCAGTTGTAAGTGCTACTGTTCCTGATGCATCTGGAAGTGTAATTGTTCTATCTGCTGTTGGATCAGTTACTTGAAGTGTTGTCTCAAAATCATTTGCGGTTGCACCTTCAAACGTAATTGCTGTATCAAAAACACCAACTGCTTGTGGTGCTTTCCAAGCAATACCATTTGTTGCATTTGAATCTGCAGTAAGAATATAGTTATCTGTTCCTGCTGCAAGACGAGTTACGGTATCTGCTGCTGAAGCAACTAGTAAATCACCTTTTTGGTCTACTAATGCTTCTGTTAATATGTCGTGACCATTTACAGTTGCGGTTGATCCTTCAACTACTAGTCCCGCTTTTACTCTAAAGTCTTTTGTTACGGTTGCCATCTTTTATCTCCTTGGTTAGGCCTTTAATCCCATACGCATGTAGCGTAAGGTTATAGGTGTAATTCCCCCTACTGGAACAACAGTTAATGAAACCGTATTTCCAGCCCTTGAAACAGAGATGGTGCCAATATTCCCATCATTTTCAATTGTTGCATACTCACTGACAGATACTCCTGATCCATCAACTAGTATATTCATTTCTGTAGAGTAGTACTTATTTGCACCACCTGCTACATATTTTATGGAAATCATATATTTCATTGATCGCCATTCATCTGCGGAAAAATTATCAAAAATTGTTGAGTTTTCAATTCCATTAATTGTTAACTCATTGTTGCCATCTGAACCAAGATCTGTAGATCTAGCAGAAGTACTGTCAATTAAATCTATATAGTCTTCTTGTGTTGGACGGTCGCCAGTTTCAAATTTCGTTTTTACATTTGGGATTGATACTTTTGCCATGAAGTTATTATATCATTATTTTAAAGAATATAATTATTTATTCCAATTATTTGAAGACCAATTCCAGGAATGTTTGCATATGTTGAACCAATTCCAATAGTAGTAAATTTAACCCTAAATGGCAAAACCTCATTAATCTTTACGCCTCTTGCATTATAGATTATTTTAGATATTGGATAACCAACAGACTTTATTTTTTTTGCTTTATGGTTATCTGTATTAATTATAACAGCAGATGCCATTATGACTCACTATTTGTTACGTCTTCAATAACCTTCATTGTGCCTCTGGCTACCGTCCAAACACGACTTTCATCACTTAATTCAATATCAAAAATGTCGCCAGTCTCTAACAATACAGACTCATTTGCAGTAAGAAAAACCGTGAACTCTCCAGCATCATCTATTTCTGTTGGAACTGGTTCAAGTTCAACAATTAATTCTGCGTCATCTGTAAAATCACCTGGCTTTGTATTTGGACGTTTAATTTCCATTGCAATTGTCCAGTCTTCAATTACTAATGGATCTTTATTATCATCTGTTACATAAACACGAAACGAAGCGGTATCTCCACGAACAATTGTCCATAAGACATTTGGTGGTGTTAAACCAACAGAATAAGAATTGGTGCCCTGACCTCTAAGAGTAGCCATAATTAAATCATTATACCACTAACTAATAATATTATTAATATTTTTTAGGGATATTTGACTTAAAGAATCAAACAATGATATAATTAATACACTACCGAAAGGTAGTTTTTGTTTCTAAGGAGGTAACACGAATGAGAAACATTGAAAAGAAGGTTTGGTTAGGATTACTATCTATTGTTGGTTTGGTTGCGCCTTTTAGCAATTCTGCCAATGCTTTAGACAATAATTTATTGACTAAACAGCCCGTAGAAGTCGTTCCAGCCCCCAAAGGGGCTTTTCTGGTTTCTAAGGAGAAAATACTAGAAAAATATGAAAATGCTCACAAACTAAGTGATGGACAGTTAGTTGAATTGTTAAAGGCTGTAGGCTTTAAGGGAAATTCATTAAGATCGGCATGTGCGATTGCTAAGGCTGAATCTAATGGACGACCTTTTGCTTTTAATGGTAATTCAGAAACTGGTGATAGTTCTTATGGAGTATTTCAAATAAATATGTTGGGAAAACTAGGTCCTGATCGTAGAGAAAAGTTTGACTTAAGTTCAAATGTTGAACTATTTAACCCAGTAATTAATGCACAAATAACACACTATATGACTAAGGGTGGGAAAGACTGGTCAGCATGGAGTTCTGTAAATGGAACACGGTACCAAGAATGGTACAACAAATATCCTTGTAAAGTCTAAAAATTATAAATAATACCCCCTTTAAGATAATTCTTTAGGGGGTATTTTTTTTATTTTAATTTTATATTAACAACTCTAGATATGTTGTTTTTAAATCTTTCAGAAGAGTAACCAAATGAAGGTGAGTAAAATGTTGGGAAAAATGGTGGAGCAAAGTCTGGTGAGTAAAATGTTGGGAAAAATGGTGGGAAGAATGGGAAAAATGGTGGGAAGAATGGGAAAAATGGTGGGAAGAATGGTGGGAAGAATGGACCAAATGAAGGTGGGGTAGTGGTTATTGGATCAGATGGATCTGAGACTAAAGAATTACCAATTGCATTTGTTGCATAAACAGTATATGTTTGTGAAGTTCCGCCTTCCTGAACAACCTCTACGCTAGTTGTTGATCCATTAACTGTACCACCTTTACCATCTGATGATGCCCAAGTGTAACTAGTAATTGTAGATCCACCATCTGCAGGAGCAGTCCAACTTACAGTGTCTTTGTCTACGGCTGTTGTTACAGTTGGTTTATTTGGTTTTGCTGGTACAGTACTATCTGCAATATTTATTCCAGCACTTGCAGAACTAGCCAAACCAGTGCCGTTAGCATTTATTGCAGAAATAGTAAAAGTATAAACTTGTCCTCCAGCAAAAGAACCTGTTGCTGTTATTGGACTAGTTGTTCCACTTCCAGTAGTTAATGAAATAGATGGAGATGATGCTATTATATAACTAGTGATTGCAGTTCCACCACTATTTGGTGAGGTAAAACTTAAACTTATTTCAGTATTGCTAACTTTAGTTGCCACACCAATAATAGGAGTTCCTGGAACAGTGGTTGCTGTAATTGAATTTGAAGCCACACTTGGTAAATAAGAACTTCCTAATGCGCTATTTCCTTTTGATGTAAAAGTATATGATACCCCAGATTGCAATCCCGTAACTGTTATTGGAGAAGATCCAGTGGCGGTAAATGATCCTGGACTTGATGTTACTGTATAATTTGTTGCTGGGCCACCTGTTTCGGGAGCAACCAAAGAAATAGTTGCTGCTCCATTATTAAATGGACGAGATGTTCCAACATTTGTTGCTGTTGGTGTTGCAGGATCTGGTATATCATCAATTGGTGTCGTATACTGCAATTTATTTAAAGATGCTTTTGAAATTGTCATTTTTAAGAAAGTTCAGATCCGTATGCTGAAAAAGATATATTACCAGTTGACGGATACACTAGAATTTTATCTGAAGCAGCAAGAGTTACTCCCATTGTCAAAATAATACTATCATTTGCACCAACTGTTGTTCCATAAACCAAATAATGTTTGTCTGTGGTAGTAGCGTCTGCTGATGGTCTTACTGCAATTCTAAAGGTGGCAGATGTTGCAGCACGATTACAAATTGCAATACTTGAAACTATTGATTGTGTTGCAGATGGGACAGTATAGAGAACTGCTTCTGTTGTTGCAGAAGGATTTGATTGTCCCAATATTTTATATGTATTTGCCATTTTTACCCCTAATCACATTCCGCCTAGCATAAGAGATACTGGTGTTGAATCAGTTACCACTGACGCCCAAGAAGTCATTGTACCATCTGTTTGTAAAAACTTTGTTTCATTTCCAGTTTGATTTGGTATAAAAGTAATCCAGTTAGAACCATTATAAAATTGTAATTCGTTTATAGTATTACCAAGTGAATTTTGTCTCAAAAAACATATCGTTCCTGCAGTTGGACTTGTTATAGAAGCATCTCTTGCTGTTGGATTTAAATAATTATTAATACCCTTTTTTGCAATAAAAGCCTCAAGAGTAGTAAAGTTAGAAAGATGTGTATGAAGGCCAGTCCATTCAAAAGTTCCAGAAATATCTGTCTTTCCAGAAACTTGATACCAAGTATCATCTGTTAAACTATATACATATGCTGCCTTACCGTCTGAATCAAATGATGTTGGCATTAAATCACCTGATCAAAAGTGCTGGTATCACCATTATATACATACATTTCAATTGGACTTGATCCTTTTTTAATCCATATAAGACCATTTGCTAAATTTGTTGATGGAGCGGTTGCTGTATAAACAGATGTTGCAGCATAATATCCAACTCCTGCTGATGAATCTTTATCTAACCAAATATATCCATCTGGTATTGTTTCAGAAAATGCTGTAAATGCTGCTGCAGTTGGCGCTGTTACACTTGCTCTAGAAATATCTCTTGCTGACTCTTCAAGAGTTGCATTATCATCTATCTGTTCCTGTAAATTATTTATAGTGTATGCAATTGATGGATTTAGTAATTGTCCTGAATCTGTTTCGGCGGTATCAAAATCATAAGATCCATAATGATATGCCTTTAAGGCATCCTGAATATTTGCATCATCAACTAATGCTGGAATTTTAGTTGGTACTAATACCCCTATATTTTGTACAGCCATTTAATCACCTCTATAAAGATTATACCATTTTTATATTAAACTATAGATATAAATAAGTGTACATTTTTGTTTCCAGTTAATGCAGACCAACTACCTCCACTATATTGAACTGCGTCAAAATTTATTACTAAGTTTGTTCCAGCACCCGCTAAAGCAGGAATCTCCATTGATGCTGCAATAGGGCTTGTCCCCTCAATCTTAAACTGAATATTAAAGTTTGAGGCGGTAAGAGGAGATCCAGTAACATTTACTATATCTAAAATTGGAATAGTTATGGAACCTGCTCCAGAAACAAACTCAATTATTTCTATGGCAGAATAAATTGCTGGATTGATTTTCAAAACTTGTACCCAGGCGTTTCCTCCTGGCTGAGAAGTATACTGATACATATATGAATAATTTTCTCCTGGTGCTATATTAATATACATATCATTTAAAATTAAAGTTTGTCCTAAAATTACCCCATTATTTGTTTGTGAATTTGGCTCTCCAGAACCGACAATAATTTTACTACCACGAGTTCCCTGTGGACCAATATCAACTAATACATCAATGGTTTCTGGTGGACCTAAGACAACAATATTTTCGGTATTTAATAATACATCAACCATTATGAATCGTCTGCCCCAGTAATATCATCTGTTACGGTTATGGTTCCAGTTAGCAATGTAAATACCAATGTTGCACCAGAATCTATTTGAACATCGTATACATATGTTCCAGCAACAAGTCCTTCCCCTGCTCCTGGTAAAATTGTACAAGTAACTGTGTCTGCACTACCATCAACTATTGCCTGCATTTCATATTGAGTTTGATTTTCTCCTCTTGCATTGGCAATAAAAAATTGTGCGTTATAACCAGTTAAATCAAATGCTGAACCGTTTGCTGTTTTTGGTCGTATTACAAATTCAGCAGTGTCGCCACGGTAATAGTTAAAATTATAAGTTCCTGGAAATGCCATTGTTCCTCCTATAACATTATACCACTATGATACTGATATATATATACCATTTAAAATAAAAGAACTTTCATTGTCTGTTCTAATTTGAGGAATTCCCCCATGGTTTTTAATTTTATCACTATCTATAAAAATGGTTTGGCAATATGAAAGGTCATACTGATATTGATATTTTAGTAACCCAGCATATCCTACTGGAGATAAAGACTCATTTTTTAAAAGAGTTCTTATCCAAACCTCAGTATTGTTGGAATATGTTTCTATAGAAAAGTCATACCTAACTTCTACCTTTGCCCCAACCTTTAAAGTCTTTAAATTGATATTTCTTGTTGTTTCATTTAACAAAGAAACGGATTTATTTGGAAGATAGGTCTCGTTAGACTTATCTTTATCAATTGTTAAAAAAAATGAAACCCATCCATCTTCGCCCCTTTCTGGTCCTAATCTATCTGCTGTTGTGCTCTTATTTGCATAATATGCCCATCCAGGATATTGGCCAGATGGACTATCATAACCTTCCGCACCTTTTCCTGGATCACCTTTTTCACCTTTTGGCCCTTGTGGACCTTGAATTCCTTTTTCACCCTTTTCGCCCTGTGGTCCTTGAGGCCCTTGCGGTCCTATTGGTCCTACTTCTCCTTTTTCACCCTGAATTCCAGGAACAGCAATATATTCAATAGATTTTGTCTGTTCTATCGTTTCGTTATATTTTTTCTTTTTACTTGGAAAGTCCATGCTTTTTGTCATTTTAATCCAAGTGTTACTTTATCTTTGTCTTAAAAACCTTTTTGCCAATTTTAATAATTGGTGGAATATATGGGGTTGGAGTAGAAACCTTTACAACTGGCATTATAGGCTTCCCGCAGAAGTGATATTTCCAAGCACACAGATTGTTCCAACTACTGGTGTCCAGATTATATCTTCTTCTCCACTACCACCAGGAATTTTAACTTGGAGATCAAACGGTAGTTCGGCTACCACTGATTTATATTGATTTCCCCAATTTATAGTGGTTTCTGATGAAGCAGAAATTATGACATATCCCGATGAATCGGTTACTGTTAATTCATCAAGAAAATCGCCTGCTGGATCATAGGCGGTAGATAAAAACGTCCACCCATCTGTGTCCCAATAGGTTTTTTCATCATCTTCAAAAAATTCTATTTTTAATGTTGCATTATCTCCACGGACGACTGTCCATTGAATATTTGCTGGCGTTGCGCCATATTTTTCTATTATTGGAGCACACATAATAATTGATTATACCATTAAATAAAACTGGACACCTAGACGCAGTGGGGTGGGGGATAGTATCTAGGTGCCAGCACGAGAATTATAACATTATATTATGATAAATAGTATTATTATAACAAAATGTTATAAATAAAACAATAAATAATTGTTATAAAATCGTTATATTGATTTCTGCATAAACTGTAAAAATCCAGGGTATAAAAGTGTATACTTAAAATATATAAAGAAAAGAATAACTAGTAAGTAAAGTTTTTAAAATATCTTATATATTATATATAGGAAAATTATTATTTTTACAAAATATTTTATATTTTATTTTATTATCATTAAACACAATATCTATATCATCGTCAAAAATTTTTTTGTAGTCTTCGGAGTGTAAAAAATAATCATTATCAAAACACAACAAATTTTTATTTTTTTCCATTGTTAGAGCAAAGATAATGTTTACTGGAAAATCATACACAACCATTTTTTTTTCTTTTATTTGAGAGTTTAACAAAAGGTCTTCATAGTATAAAATTAATGAATCTATAACTGATTTAATAATTCTACTATTTTTAACTGCACCAAAGTTTGAACAATTAACTCCCTCATGCTGAAACCCTATTGAAGAGCATACAACTTCCTCTTTATTATATTTTTTATAAATAGATTCTTCAATTGGCTTAACGCATACAGAATCCATGTCTGCATAAAAACCACCATAATTATATATTGCTATTAATCTCCAAATATCTGATTGAGTTATTTTATCTGATTTTAAGTAATGACTATATAAAAAACTATCAAACTCTTTTACCATGCTAGATCTTTTATTTGCATCAACATATACATGCTTCCATCCATAATTTAAATTTTTCCAATTATTTATTATATTTTTTTGAAATGGAAATAAATCCTCATACTCTGGTTCGTGTGTTTGCCAAATTATTTTTGGAATCACCCAAAGTGCCTTAATTCTACTTAGAGTGATCTTTTAAATGTTCAACTAAAAGATCAAATAATTTGTCAGTTTTTTCCTCTAGGCGATTAACGGAATCTTTTAAACTTGATCCAGAATTCGGCTTAAGTTCATTTAAATAATGTTTTACGAGCCAACGAACTCCACCAGCAACAATGGTTGTAATGGTAAGAAGAGTTAATATAAACGCTGCCCAATCTTGAGGTGACATAAGGTTTATTATATCATTATTTGAGATTAGTTATCCAACTTGATTTACCGTCAAAATAATTGAAGGAATTGCTGGATGATTTACACCTGCTGCTTCATAATGTAAATCTGCTTGAGTAGAACTTGTCATCCATATCAGTTGATAGTAGTCCCCAGCAGAGGCATCTACAAAAAAATTAACTATTGCAACAACATATTGAAAGTCATTTTCTACATTCCATCTAGTATCAGTATTTGCTACGTTATTATTATTTTTTCTTAGCCAAGCGTTTACTTCTGCCGATGAACTTCCGCCAGTATGTTTATATAACTGTGCTGAAAATTGAATATTATAAATGCCAGAATTTGCTATTGTTATTTTTGAGTTATCAACTATAGTCACACCATTTGACAGGTCTGTATTATTAAAGGTCATAGGTGTGGGGGTATTTGCTAAAGCGTCTTGATGCTCTGTACTAAAAAATGATCCATAATATAGATTTGGAGCAGATGATGATTCTATAGCGGGATGAGTAAATCTTGCCACTTAAGGCTCCAAGCCAATTTGAATCATAGCAATGTTCATAGAGTTTACGGATGAAATTGCATATAGCGCATCGTTAGAGACGAGTTCAAAAGAGATTGAATGGTTTGGCAAAATTCTAAATCCGTAGTTAGAAGATGTAACTCCTTCGCCACCGATATAAACATATCCAGTTGCGTTAACATTTTGTAGAGTAATATCCATACCACCGTGTGCGCCTGGTGGAGTCAAGCGAGTAGCGGAAGTATCGCTAAGTGTGACTAATGAATGCGCTGTTGCCATTTATTAAGTATATCTTATTATTCGGCGGGATTTAAGTTAAGCCGAAAATAGAGATATCAAACCATCATAAGACACACTATGCCTGCTACGCAGTCAATAATGTCTAACTGGATGCAGTATCTATACTTGCTTAATGTCCCGATATGGGTTATACTTAGATGTGCTAGATACAATAAAAAATATTCTAATTGAAGGTTTGACAGAGAAGTTAAAAATACATCATAGTGTTTATCGTCTTCCTTGTACCAGCGAATTTTTAGAAGAACTTATTGCTAACACCTTTACAGAACATGGCCTGATAAACGACTGGCAGCCTAATAGAAGCCATTCTGTCAGCGTAGATATGTCTTTAGAGTCAGGCGAGAGTTTCTCCATAAAATCGGGGGTATATGCAAATAACACACTAACCTTCTCAGGCTCAAGATTAGGTAAACATGAAACCCTAGATAAGATGATAGCCAGCGTAGTGGATAATAGCCCTAAGTATTATGTGTGTCTTGCTAAAGCAGACCAGGATTGGTCTTCTGTCCCCGCCAAAAATGAGAAGAAGGTTTATTATTTATTTATTTTTGATTCCCAAACCTTGATATATGATAATGGGGTTTGGAATAAGGTTGAAACTAAGTCTGGTGGATATAACTATGTTATGGAGTCTATAGGGATGTCTGCTAGAATTAATACCAGTATGTCTTCACAGTTGTGGACCAGTGTTAGTGAATCTATTATTGGTTCCCCGACAAAACTTGAAATAGAATAATCTTTTTGGTATAATTAATACAACAAGCCTAAAGGGGGATAGTTAAATGAATAAAGAAGAAATTGTTATATTGATGGTTGATAGCATAAATGAAAACAATCGTCAATTATGCGAACAAACAGGTATGGATAAAGATCAAGCCGAAAAACAGATTGCGGAAAGTCAGCCGTCACTTAGATTTTTAATGGAAAATGTATATAACAAATTAGTTGAAAAAGAAATAATTAAAGGCTAAGTTAATAAAAATTATTCAAGTTCAACAGGTGGAACAGATGAGTGTAGTTCTTCACAAATACACTTATCGCAGCATTGCTTTGTTTCTTCGTCCATAAATATATTATATCAGAAGTGTTAAATTTTTTTAGTTATACCATTTTGAAGATTTTTTAGATTGTAGTTTTGCAATCAATAAAAGTCCCAATATGGCTAAAACAGAAAAAAATAGCCCCTTTATCATTTCTTTTCCTCTTTTATGTATGGCTTTAGTATATCCCAGTGGCCTTTAGGATTTCCCTGATATACCTGCCCAGTTTCCCTATCTAGCAATAGCCATTTTTCAGGTCTTTTGGTTTTTACTGTCAATAATGTTGGTTCATCAAAAACCTTATATTGAGTCATGAAGATAGTGCCAAACTAAAATGTTTTTTGCAAACATCAACTATTTGGTAATCATATGGTTGTAGGTAAATGCTTTCTTCATTACAAAAGTAACATTCTTTAGAGTCAGATTTCATACTTTAATTTTACCACATCAGGTATAATGGCTATATGGGTTTTTTATTGTTTTCTATAACAGTTATATGCGTGATTGGCGTAATTAAAATAGTTTTGGATGCCCTTGAGCGATAACTCAAAGCCTTGGGATTTAATTAATGGATCTCCTAGGTCACCAGAAGAGATTGTTCAATCCCGCTTAGAAATTTGTAGAGACTGTGATTGGTTTAGAAAAAATACTGAAACATGTAGGAAATGTAATTGTTTTATGAAATTAAAAACATTGTTAGAAAAATCTAAATGCCCAATAGGTAAGTGGTAATTATTTTTTATTGTGATCTTTTTCAGACTTGCAAGAACAGCCATTACAGCAAAACTCTTGAAAAACCTTTAATGCCAGACCATCGTTTGTAGCAATGTAGATAGAAGACTCATATCCTTTTGGTCTTTGTCTTGCCCAGGACTCTGAATAGTTAAATTCCATGTTCCTCCATATACTTTAATCTTTCCATAAGTTTATGATGCTCTGGGTCTTCAAGCATTTCTTTAATAGCATCTGTAACTTTTTTGCTTGGCATACTATTGTCATCTGCCATAGAAAATTCAAGATTATCTAGAAAAGCCATATTAATGCTGCCACACCGACTATGATGATAGAGATTAGTAGTTGTTGTTTCATAAAATCATTATACTCCTAAATACTCCACCAGGTGTTAGTGTTATAAAAAAATCCTACTTTTTCTTTATATTCGGCATATCTTTTATTTACCGTATCCCAATTAGGATCGTTGGTGTTCAAACCACAATATCCACATAGGCCAGGACCTGTGTATGCATAGACGTGTTGGCACATATATTTATTATACCCCATCCCCTGAAAATCTGAAAAAATTTTCATTTTACAAAAATCTGAATATTTTTCTTAGATGTATGATATGTGATTTTAAAAATAAAAAATAAAAAAAATAGTGAGCACACTACTCTAACTCTGTGTAGTGCGCCCTGTCATAGTCTGCAAGTGTCCCACCATTTTCTAGGTGGGTCTTGCGTCTTAGTTGCTCAGCAGAATACTCAGCCACTTATCTATCTCTCCTAATTAATTTAACTGAATAAATAAATGCGATAGTGCCAACCAATAACCATGTAGGTATATTGATCTGCAATTCTATGCTGTCAGCATATAGGCCAAATGAGTTTAGATCTAGGTATAGTTCCACTATGCCACCTGCTCTATCTTGTGCACCAAGTATTCAAATTTTAATGGTGGATTTACTGAATTGAATTCGTCAATAATCTTGACGATATCTTTAATGCTATTAGCGGTTAGCGTACCCTTTTGCAGGCTACCTTGCCAAATTGAATAAGTGATTTTCATTAGTTGCTACCACCAAACACTGCACCAGCGATAGCAATTAGAGTTATCGTAGCAAGCACGATAGGTAAAACAATATGAGGGTAATCCTCTACCCAATCAAAAAATAGCATCTTAGTTATTCTCCTCTACATTGTATTGAGCAGATAGATAAGCGTTAGCCTGACTTAGTGCGTCAAGCAAGGACTTATCCTCTCTATCGTAGCGAGCCTGTTGGGCTGCTCTGATATCTGCAATAAGGTTATTGTTAGGGTTATTCTTTATCATTTTAGTTTATCCTTTCGTTAGATAACTTTCTTTATACCTGCAATTCTAGCAGGGGGGTCTGACAATTTAGGGGCTTTCCCTAGCGTGTCGTGATGTGATCTACACCACTTGTGGAGGTCTTATTCGCTAGGCTCATCCTCTTGTAGAGGCTTACTTGCTAGGCTCATACCTAATTCTTTATTTTGTTGTATGGTAATACTATCAGAGATAACCCTAAAAGTCAAATCTAAACACGGCGTGTCGCATGTGATCTATACCACATAGACAAATGGTACAAATCGGACATTGGCCTCGGCGCTCACGGCGTGTCGTGGTGTGCTTAAGATCACAATCCCTTATGTCTGAAATGTCCGTTTTGTATACCCTAAAATGTCAGTGGTCTATGTTAGGATTATCCTATAAAGTTAAAAAAGAAAGGTGGTCAAAATGACTACATTAGAAATAACAAAGTGTGTTAGGCATACACCAAATATAAATGCCATGTCTATCGTTCATGATGAGCGATTTACTTTCTGCGAAAATTGTGAGCAGAATATAACTTCTCACTATATTGAGGACAATGACATCATGTCATACTGGTCTTCATGGAAGGTAGGTAAATAAATGATAACCCTTAATTGTCGTCTATGTGATGAAAAAGTTTCTAGTAATTTATTTGATGAGCAAGATATAATTACTTGCTCAAATTGTTGGGAGTAAAATGATTAACGAAATAAAAAATAAAATAATTCGTATTCAAGAATTGCGTCGTAGTAATGCTGCGACACCAATTCCAAATAAAAAAAAATATTCTAGAAAAATAAAACATAAAAATAAATTGCAATAAAAAATCCCGAGGCGTTTTCCACAGGCTGTGGATAACTTACGATGTGTGGTTAAGATCACACAAAATCCTGTCCATATTTTGAGATTTACGGCGTGGCGATTTGCTTTCTTGGATTTTTTTTGGTAAACTTACCTAGTAAGAAAATAAAGAAAGGAAGTGGCTAACAATGGCTAACTTATTTACAATCCCTCAATTACTGGTAGGACAAAACTACCGCAGTAATTCTATCTCTGGAGAAATTATCTCAGCAGAGAAATCTCCTCAACCAATTTGGTATGGAGAAAATACTGAGCCTTATTTAGTAGGCGTGGTTTCTAATAGTGGTAAATATACCTACCGCACAGTAGCGGTGAAGGTTGGTGAGTAATGGGATACATAGAAATATTTCGCCTTGATGAGCAGGGTGCTGGATGGGTAGATCTTTCTGAGGCTACTCCTCAAGAATTGCTTGACCTAGAAATAGGTTTATTTCAGGAAGGGGCTTTGTGAGATAAATCACAAGGCAACACACCCCTAGCAGGTAGAAAATGTCAGGGGTATTTGATAGGATAGTCTTATCAAACAATAAAGAAAGGTGGTCAGAAATGACTTATACTGTAAAACTAGAAACCTTTAATGGTGCTGTAAAAAAAATCAACCTACCTTCTAAGGGTGCGGTTGCTCAATTCATAAACACTTATCCAAACCAATTACCTGTTGGCGTATCTGTTAAATTAGATTGCGACGCTTTAGGTATTCGTGGAACACTTCGTGGAAAGGCGTTAGCATAATGATAAATTCTGTAATGTCTTTTGATTGTAATGAGTGTAATGGTAAAGGTTTAATCTTTTGGGGAGATAACCTTGACTACAATGTAGAAAAATGCGAGTGTGAAAATTTTGTGTTAGGAGATTTACTACAATGATGACACGCAAAGACTATATCAAAACCGCAAACATCTTAAAAGGATTTGTAGATGAAATTCCGCAAATTACTTATGAGGATTTAGTAAATGAATTTGCTGAGTGGTTTAAATCAGATAATGAAAATTTTGATTTTGCAAGATTTGAAAAGGCTTGCGGAATTGATGAGATTGGTTTAATTCCAGTATAACAAAAACGCCTCTAGAACAAATGTTCGGAGGCGCCCGAGGGGTTTTCCACAGGTTTATCCACAGGCTTTACGTGTGATTAAAAACACACCCTAGATTCCCCAGATCCTTACGGCGTGGCGTTTGATAATGTCAGACTAAACTGATAGGATAAAGATATAACGAAAGGAAAACTATGGGAAAGTTCAAAGATACTTTAATGGGAATACTTGCTCATGATGAGTGCTATGGCGCAGGTTGGCAATTCACAGGAAATGCTATAGACTATGATGTATGGGCGTGT